GGCTCTGGAACTATGGACTTAATGAAGTCTGCTTTAGACTCTTACAACGATGCAATAGGTCGCGCTCCATCTGGTGCAAAATCAATGGCAGAGTATAAAAAAGAATTTTCAGAAGCTACAGGCATTGATATTTCTGGTGATCCAGATAACAAAGCCGCTCTTACGGCGTTTGGCTTGGCTCTCATGCAGAATAAAGCTGGCAGAGGTTTTAATGTTGGAAATATGTTAAGTGCAGTTGGAGCAGCAGGCGAAAAAGCGTTACCTCTTATGGCTGAAGCCAGAAAAGAAGCTCGTGAAGGAAAGATTGCTGCGGGTAGATATGCTCTTAGTGAAGCAAAAGCTGCTGATGCGGCTCGTCAAAAGTTTTTAGTTGATCAATCTAATTATCTTCAAACTCGTCAAGATAAAATCTTAGATTATATGCAATCTCGTAGAGATACGTTAACTGATGACGCTTCAAAAAGAAAACATGATTTTGAATTAGAAGCCGTAAAACATGGATTTGCGTTGAGAAAACAAGAAATTAAAGATCAAATGGAAGCCGCAAAAAATGACAAATATGATAAGATTGAAACTTATCAACTTTTACCTAACATCACCGCTTTAAAAATTCAAAGAGGATTTGATGGGAAAAAACCTGTTTATGCGGACCCTAGCACAACTGGAATGCAGGTTTCTGAAACTTATAAAGATGTGCAATTAAAACTCTCAATGGTAGACGATTTGGAAAATATTTTGACTGGTTTAGCTAATGAAGGAGATCAAGCTTTTGGTGGTCAAGTGGGAAAAATAATATTTGATAGGGTTAATAAGTATTCCAAACTTATCGGTGGTCCTTACGCAAAAGTATTTAATGAAAGAGGTCTTACCGCTGAATCTGAAGCGCAAGTTTTAGTTGACGCTTTTGTGCAAGCAAACAAAAGATTTATTTCACAAGAAACAGGAAATGGAGTTTCTGACGGTGATAAAAAAGACATAAGAACTGTTACTGGAGACATAGTTATAGGCGAGGATTTAGATAAAAATTTAGCTCGTCTTGATCGAGTTAGAGACTTATTCAGTAAGAACAAGTCGCTTTTAGAGGGTGAAATTATTAGACTTGGTGATAGAACAGAGTTTTCTAGTGATGATTCTTATGAAAAAACTCAAAAAATAATAGCTGACATATTAGACCCAGTAGATATATTAAGTTCCACATCTTTTGATGTTAGGAGTTAAAAATGGGTGAATTAATTGTTAACACCCCATCTGGCGATTTAACATTTACAATCGCTGGCGATCAGCCAACTGTAAGTGAATCAATAAAAATAAAAAACATTTTGCAACGACAAAAACGTGGCAACTCTCGTGTAAAAAGAATTAGGCGTGGTGCATCAGATTTAGAAACCGAACAATTGTTCGATACTAAATCAGGCATTCAAAATGCAACTCTTCGTGCTGCTCTTTCTGGTGCAGAAACGGCAAATGAAGAAGAAAAACAATTACAAGAATTGTACGGTCTTGGCGAAGGCGATTACACTCGTGACAAACGAGGGCGGCTTGCTATTACAAAGCAGGGCGGATCAAAGCTCGGTATGGATCTTCAAAAAGACACCCTTATTGATGAAGAAGGTTTTTCTCGTTATGACTTTGCTGACCTCGCTGGCATAGTTCCAGAGGTTGGTGGTGGTATAGCGGGGGCTATCGCAGGTCTTCCTCTCGGACCTCTTGGCATTATTGGTGGTTCTGTCCTTGGAGCTATGGGCGGCGCAGCAGCAGAAGAGGGTGTGGAAGGTTTAGCTGGAGTTTCAACGCAATCTGCTGGAGAGATTGCTAAAGATATAGCTATAGAAGGAGGTATTACACTTGCTGGTGAAGTTACCTTTGGATTAGCCGGGGCTTTGTTCCGCGCTGGAAGAAAAGGATTGTCTGTAAAGCAACTACCAGATGAAGAGTTAACTGCTGCTGGTGAAGCTCTTACATACAAAATAAAAGATCCTACCACTGGAGAGATGATAGACGCTCCAATAACCCCCGAGCTTGGCGCTTTAGGGACTCCCTCTATTATAGCTAGACAGTCAAAAATTATGGAGAAAGTGATTGGATCTTCTGATCGTTTAAAAAATAATTATGACAATATGCAAAAAATCCTAGAAGATTTCCGCACCAGAGCCTCTGGCCTTAGAGGGATTGATAGTGAAGAGGCTGGCGAACAAATTCTGGACTCTGTATTTAGAGCAAGACAGGGCTTGGAAGCTACTGAAAAAGCTGCCAGAGAAGCTGTGGTAAAAACGCTTGTTGGCACTACTGATCAGTTTATGGACGCTGCCATGAAGGGCGCAGATGTAGATGAGGCTGCGTTCAAAATACTTACTGACACAAGCAAGGCTTTTGACTCTGTATCAGCATCTAAATTTTCTGACATAGAAGGCCTTGTGGGTAGTGCAATAGGATCAAAAGAATTTATTAATACGGAAAAACTTTTAGAAATTTCTAAAAGGCTTGAAAGAGAAAATGCAGGGTCGATTGCTGCTGCTAGGTCAACATCTGAAGGCCGCAGAGAAAGTGCTGCTGCTGATTATGCTGCTATTATTGACGGTATTAAAGGTATCGGAGCTTATAAACGTGGAGGAAACAGGACTGGATTTCTCCAACTTTATAACTTACGCAAGACTTTAAATGATGGGAAGATGGCAACTGGTTCCACTAGCGGAATGAGAGAGTTACAAAAAACTATTGATGAAATAGACAGTTTGCTTGACCCTAAAGTTCTTGAAGCTCAAGCCTTGCAAGTGTCTAAAGGAACTCTTGGCCCAGAAGGGTTGGAGCAGTTACAAAGAGCATCTAGGGGTCTTTCTGAAGCTCGTGGTTTCTTTAAAAGAGGGCAAACAGCAATTGACAATTTGCAAGACGCAATACGAATTAAAGACCTTCAGAAAATGGCAAGAGACGGCACTATCCCACCAAACCTAGACTTTATGACAGCTTTGGTAAAGAATGGGAAACCTCAATCTCTCATAAGAGCTATTGATGTAGTAAAAGATTTTGGCAGCAAAGAACAATCCGAACAATTGCGGGGTTTATTAGCGACTCGTTGGCTTGAAACAGCCATGCAAAAAACTCTTCCTGACGGTGCTGAAGCAGGAATGTTCTCAGGAAAGGCTTTTGCTAAATCAATTACTGATCTTGGTAAAACTGCTGATACATTGTTTGGCTCTAATGTCGGTCAAATACGAGCGTTAGCTAAACAGATAGAAAAGTCATCTTCTTCAAACATGAGTGAAGATGCCATATTAAGAGCCGTGCAAGAAGGTGGAGGAACGCAAGGCGGAATAGCTGGCGTTCTCCGCTCTGTTAAAACTGCTCAAGATGATTTAAATAATTTTGTCAATGACAGAACATTGAAGATGTTAGATAATGGGACTCTTGCAGGGAGGCCCATACAGGCGGCGGAATATATAGCGTCACCTACTGCACAGCCTCAAGTCATTAGCTCTGTAATAGATTTGTTCCAAAAGCAAGGTGACACAGAAGCCCTAGATCAAATTCGCTCATATTATATGAACAATGTTTTGCGTGACTTTGGTGGAGATACTTTTGTTGATGGAAATTCTATTAAAGCTTTTTCTAAAAATTTTAATGATGCTGCATCTGGTGGAAAGTTTAGAAAAATATTTGGCGAAGAAATGGGAAAGGACATGGAGAAGTTTGGTCGTGTTCTTGCGATCAACGCCAAAACAACACAAGGCGGTGATCTTGTGGCTGCAAACATTGCTGCAAGCCCGTTAAACAATCTTGGCAAAATTGCGAAGTATGGACTGTTTACTAGATTTCTCACTTCTGCTCCTTACTACAAGCAAGTGTTAAACCAATATGAGGCCACGATCAAAGGTGTTCCCCCGAAGAAGAGAGCGGAAATTTTAGGGAGGATTATTACACAATTGATGACACAGCTTCCCGGGCAGTTAGCTCAAGAGGGTTATAATACAGCTTCAAGTCAACTAGAAGCTGTTGTTAATAATTCTGGTCTTGGGCAACAGCTATCACAGATACAAGGCACCATGAACTCTCCCTTATCTTCATCAGGTATTGGTCAAGTAAATGTCGCGCAACCATTAGCTCCAAATACTCAGGCAATGGGCGGAAAACAACCAAACATAAGACAGCAGGCAGCAGCAAACCCCGGCGTAGCTCAAGCCTTGGGCATTAGAGGCCCAACGGCAGGTCTGTTAGGAACAGGGAACCCGTAAAATGAACAAAGATGTATTACGCGAAGAAATAGCCGCTGACGAGGGCTGTAAGTATGAGGTGTATTTAGACCACCTTGGCTTACCCACTTGCGGCATAGGACATTTGATAACTGAAAATGACGAAGAACACGGCAAACCCGTGGGTACGGTGGTTGAACAAGAGCGTGTTAAGAAATTGTTCGCATTGGATATGTCCGTAACCATTGACGAGTGCAAAGTATTGTACCCTGACTTTGATGACTTACCCGAAGAGGCACAGCATATAATTTGCAATATGATGTTTAATATGGGCCGTCCGCGTCTCTCCAAATTCAAGGGTATGAAGGCTGGTGTGGACGCTAGAGACTGGGACAAGGCCGCAGACGAAATGGTTGACTCGCGTTGGTATACGCAAGTCCCAAACCGGGCTAGGCGTTTGGTGGATCGCATGAGGGCGATGGCTGATTAACGGTTTTGCCGTTTGATATTTGTAATCCACACACGTTGCAAATTGTTATATCTTTACTATAGTCCACCGCGCTTTTGCACTTAGGGCATAAACCTGCCTCTATGAGCCTTTGCATTTCGCCTTTTTCCCTCATGCGGCTGAACCAATGCCAGAATTAACCTCATCTCCGTAGCGCTCTTGATAAGAGTCAGAAACAAGTTTTGAAATTTGTTGTGATATTTTGCGGTGATCATCCGTAGCCAGCTTTGCAAGCTTTTTATGCGTAGTAAGGTCCACAGCAACTGACTTGTATTGTTTTGTATCAGTCATTATAATATTCCCATAAGTTAATAACTATAGGCATATATTACCATGTTTAAGGGGTATCGCAAGTATAATAAATACGGTGCAAAAAAAACTCAATTTATGGGTCACACGTTTGACTCTCGTTGGGAGTCTGAACGCTGGGGTCAGTTGACTGCTATGGAACGTGCGGGAGCCATACGAGATTTAGAAAGACAAATAAAATATGACATAATTGTAAACGGTGAAAAAATTTGTAAATACATTGCTGACTTCAGATACAATCAAGTTGAGGAGGACGGTTCTCAAATAGAAATTGTAGAAGATGCAAAAGGCGTAGAAACTGCTGAATTTAAACTTAAAAAGAAACTTATGAAAGCCGTTCATGGAATTGAGATAAAATTATCTAAGAAAAAGTAGTTGACATTCCTTTTGAGGTTTCCTATCTATCAGTTGTGGAAGCGAATAAAAAACGAAAGGAGGGTTTCATGCTTAACCCAACAGCTTCATTTTTACCAAACGATCTTACCCCTGTTTTTGAACAGCGGAACAAGGTCAAACAAAAGATCAGTGACCTTCAGAAAGAGCTAAAGGTTATTGATAATTCTTTAACTCAGCAATTTGAGAACCAAGCTCGTCAAATCCTTGCGGAAAAAGGTAAGGACTTTGGGCAAGCTACGATCAAGACTGATGGCTATAAGATTACAATCGACTTTCGTAAGAAAGTTGAATGGGATCACGATAAGCTGGCTTCTTTGTTTGACTCAATGGACCCAGAAACAGCAAAGCACTATGCTTCTGTAAAGATCTCCGTTTCTGAGTCTAAGTTTCAGCAGGCACCACCAGACATCAGAGCGTCTCTTTCCGATTGCAGGACAGTCTTGCTGCAAGGCACTTCTCTAAATATGGAGGCCGACAATGGGTAGGGTTTCTGACCTGTTTATTGAGATGGAAGCTGACGCGACAGATATGACACTTGAAGAGTGGATAGAAAAATACGGTGATCATAATGTTGAAATATTTAATAATGTAAGGGAGGAAGATAATGCTTAAAATTATCTCCGCAGAAGAAAGACTAGCCGAAAAACGTGGTCACAAAATTGTGATCGGTGGCTTGTCTGGTGTGGGCAAGACAAGTCTTGTCCGCACCCTAAATACTGACACAACTTTATTTATGGATCTTGAGGCAGGTGACGCTGCTATTGAGGGTGTAAAGGTTGATGTTATCAGACCAAGGACTTGGCAGGAGTGTCGTGATTTTGCGTGTTATCTAGGTGGGGGCAATCCTGCGTTAAGCGATGACTCGCCCTATTCAACAGCACACTATGAATATGTTTGTTCGATCTATGGTGACCCTGCAAAAACTTTGGCTAAGTATGATACTATTTTTGTTGATAGTATCACAGTTGCTGGTCGGCTTTGTTTTAGTCATTGCCAAAACCAGCCAGAGTCTCGTTCTGAGCGTTCTGGGAAGCTTGATACTAGGGCTGTGTATGGGATGCAAGGTCGTGAGATGATGGCATGGTTAACGCATCTTCAGCATATTCGTGAGAAGAATGTAATTTTCGTTGGCATTTTAGATCAAAAGACTGACGACTACGGACGCATTGAATACTCTCTGCAAATTGAGGGTAGCAAGACAGGCCGTGAGTTGCCCGGAATTGTAGATGAAGTTCTAACTATGACTGTACTCACATCTGATGAAGGCAATCAGTTCCGTGCCTTTGTTTGTCACACATTAAATAAGTGGAACTACCCAGCTAAAGACCGCAGTGGTCGGCTGGATATGATTGAAGAACCTCACTTAGGAAAACTTCTGGAAAAGATGTCTGGTGGGGTAGCACAAGCTGACAGACCTATGGCGTTTGTCAATCCAACAGAAGTGGTTATCGCAGAAGGAGAAGAAAACAATGCTTAACCTAAACAATGTAACTCCTCAAGAGTACGAAAACTCGTCTTTTGAATTAATCCCCGATGGCACAGTCGCTCGTGGCTTTGTGAAATTATCTGGGGGAGATCTTGATTTACCAGAATTTGGTGTTGGGACATTTTTTAAATCGTCACAGTCAACAGCCGCCAAGTGGCTTCCTATTGAAGTCACTATTGCTGGCGGAACTTTTGACAAACGTAAAGTTTGGCAAAATGTGTTTGTTGATGGGACCAAGCTTTCGGAGCGAGGTGTTCCGATTGCCAAAGAGATTGGCTTGCGTACTTTGAAGAGCATGATCGACAGTGCTTTTAATCTGTCGTCAAAAGACGACACTCCCGAAGCACAAGCCGCTCGTAACTTGAATGGTGTTGGCGATCTAAATGGTCTTAGCATTTGCTTTGTAATCGGTATTGAAAAAGGTACTAATGGTTACGAAGACAAGAACAAGATCAAAGCTGTTCTTACGGCAGACTCCAAAGGATTTATTCCAGCGGGTTCGCCAACAACTTCTGCTCCTGCTCAAGCACCAGCTTATGCTCAACCAGCACAGCCTCAACAGGCTCCTGCGACTCAAGGCGGCGTTACTCCGTCTTGGGCAGCTAAATAGGTGATGTCATGTTGAGAAGTATTTTAAAAGCTATCTTTGGTGGCAAGGGTGAAGAGCCAAAACATGTTGAGTTAAGTTACCCTAAATACTGTGATGAGTTGCGCCGTGTTCTTGAAAGCGGCAATCCTTATACCCTTAAAGAGTTGCAAGATAAGTTAAAGAAAAAGAAGGGTACTATTTATCATGAATTGAGTGTTCTTAGAGGCGGTGGCCTTGTGATAAAAAAGCAGTATGACAAATCAATCTCTGCAAATAAGTATCGGATTGTAAGATGATTTTGCGAGGTTATCAGGAGGCGGCTATAAACGCCGCCTCTGACGCATTGAATAAGCATAACAATACTCTTGTTGTGGCTCCTACAGGTGCGGGTAAAACAATCATGCTCTCAGCGTTGGTGGGTAAACGCTACAAAAGTTCACAGAATGTGCTTGTGTTACAACACCGTGATGAGCTTGTTTCACAAAACTCCAACAAATTTCACCTCGTAAATCCGTCTTTGAAGATCAGTGAAGTAAACGCTGCGTCTAAAGATTGGTCAGGGGATGCTGTATTCGCAATGGTACAGACACTTTGCCGTGAGAAAAATTTGGACAATATGCCCAAAATTGATCTTATCGTAGTTGACGAAGCGCATCATACGGTTGCGGAGACGTATCAACGTATCATTAACGCCGCAAAGGAGGCTAACGAGGGGGTTCAAATTGTTGGCTTTACGGCTACCCCTAACAGAGGTGACAAGAAGGGCTTACGGGAGATATTTAACAATTGCAGTCATCAGATAGAAATCTCCACTTTAATAAACGAAGGATTTTTAGTTAGACCAAAAACATTCGTAATTGATGTTGGTGTGCAGGAAGAATTGCGTGGTGTTCGTAAGACCGTTGCTGACTTTGATATGGAAGCGGTTGAGAAAATTATGAACCGTAGAGCAATTAATCAAAAGGTTGTTGATGAGTGGCTTAATAAGTCATCTGACAGAAAGACCATTGTATTCTGTTCTACCGTTAAGCATGCAGAAGATTTGTGTATTGAATTTAATGAAGCTGGCGTAGTTGCTGCGACAGTAACTGGTGACACTCCAAAAGATGAGAGAGAAGAAATTCTTTATGATTTGTCTTATGGTGACACGCAAGTCGTTGTTAATGTCGCTGTACTAACCGAAGGGTTTGATGCGCCTCCTGTATCTTGTATCGTTTTGACTAGACCTTGTTCTTATAAGGCAACAATGGTGCAAATGATTGGTAGAGGCTTGCGAACAGTTAATCTTGATGAATTTCCGGGGGTTGTAAAAACTAACTGTATTGTGATGGACTTTGGAACGTCTGTATTAACGCATGGATCTCTTGATGATCTTGTTAATTTGGATGGAGGTTCGGATGCTAATGGGGAAGCCCCAACAAAAATTTGTCCTAATTGTAATGGTGAGATGCCTTTATCGGCAAAACAATGTCCCATGTGCGGTCATGAAATTGTAGATGGCGAAGCAATGGAGGCAGAAGCTTTAGAGTCTTTTGAACTTACTGAGGTTGATCTTATGGAGCGCTCTCCATTTAGATGGATTGATTTATTTGGTACAGGCTCATGTTGGGCAGCAACAGGTTTTAATGGATTTACTATTGTTGCTGACTTAGGAGATATATCGGCTGCTGTTGTAAAGCGTAATAAGGGACACGCTAGATTAATAAGCGTTGGCACTTTAAGGCAAGTTATGGCTGCTGCTGATGACTTCTTGCGTACTAATGAAGATGGGAATAGCGCAAAGAAAACCAAACGCTGGTTAAATGACAGGGTTAGTGAAAAACAACGTAATCTGTTGAATACATACGGTGTTCATGTTGGCGCACTTGACTTTAGTTGGACTAAATATAAAGCAGCATGTATGCTTAATTATGTCTGGAACAAGCCTTTTATTGACGAAACGGTCAAGAATGTAATTCAGAAAGAAGAACGATGAACCGTGGAAACTTACAAGTTACGTTAAATTTAGCAGACAATAGTGAAGTTGAAATTTCCTGCTTTATTCAAGTAGTTAATCCTGATGATGAGGATGAAGTTCATAATAAAGTTATGGACACCATTAGTGATTACTTAGACAAGTATGACAATTCTTTTGTTTATGGTGAAGCAGAATTACATTTTGAAAATTACGCTATGTACAAAGTTGTTTTTGGACATTCAGAAGGAGAGGACACATGGGGGATGGAAGCAGCAGGGGAAGATGTGACTCTACATTAAGCCTAATAGGTGAATTGTTCGGGTCTATTGGATGGGAAAAAAGATTGTGCGATTTAAGTGAAGAGGAAGTGATTGCAATTGCTTTGATATTAAAAAAGTTATCAGAAGGGCTGGATGATGAGTACGCTGGGACAAACCTTATGGAAATTTACTTCAAATATGGAGGCGGAAGAATTGGCCTCCAAGAGTCAGACATACCGTTCTGATATATCTGATCATATTAAGGAAGAATTAGACCGAGGTATAAAAGAGAAAGAATACAAGGCTCCGAAACGCAAGTATTTAGGCGCTTCTAGCCTTGGTGACCCGTGTTCCCGCAAACTTCAGTACCGTTATATGGGTCAGGAAATTGATGAGGATAAAGGCTTTCCAGCACAAACTCTACGAACCTTTGCTTTAGGTCATAGTATCGAAGATATGATGGTCTTAATCTTTCGTGATGCAGGTTTTGAATTAAGGACAGAAATAAAAGGCGAACAATTTGGGTTTGATACAGCAGGCGGTGAAGTTCGGGGTCATGTAGACGGGATTATTACAAAAGGTCCACTTAACTTGAACTATCCCATGTTATGGGAGTGTAAATCAGCATCTGACAAAAAATTCAAAGAATTTGTTCGTAAAGGCGTTGCAGTTGCTAACCCTGTTTACGCAGCACAAGTTGCTCTATATCAGGCTTACATGGATTTATCTGAAAACCCATGCTGCTTCACAGTGATGAACAAGAATACCAGCGAAATATATATTGAAATGATCCCATTTGATGGGGATCTTGCACAGTCCATTAGCGACAAGGCTGTAAACATTCTCAAAGCAACTAAAGCAGGTGAGATGTTACCGCGTGTAGCGCAGAACAGCGATTATTACAGTTGCAAATGGTGTGAGTTTCATAATACTTGCTGGTCTAAATAAATAAAAAAGGGAACAGTCTGGTGAAGGACTGTTCCCCTAAATGTCTTCATGCTTAACAAGGATCAATATAATGAGTGTAATTAGGTTTGGCAATACTACATCTGGTTTTTCTTCTAACAATTTAGTCGAAGAGATTTCTAGGAGCGTTCCGAAAAGCGAACAAATTCGCATTCTTCAGGACACCTTCCCTGCTGGCAGAATTGTTGGCAACACGTTCTTTATCGGGTCTTTACTAGGTGACCCCGGTCAATCAATGAAAATCAACATTGATCAGCATTCTCCTAACTTTATGAAGGGTCAGGATTTTAATGGCGGTATAGGTATCGGGGGCATTGTAAAGATCTTAATGGAAGCCAAAGGAATGAAGCTTGGCGAAATAAAGGATATGTTTGAAACTTATTTGGACAATAAAGCACCACAAATTGTTCGGGATAATGCCCCGGCAGTAAATCCATTTAAGCAGCAGTACAATTCAAATACTCCATTTGACGCTGAATATGTATATACAAACGCAGATGGAGAGGTTTTGGTTTCTGTTAGGCGGTATAACGTCAAGGACATGGCTGGTAATCCAGTTTTAAATACAAATGGCAAGCCAAAGAAGGAGTTTAGACCATTTATTGAGGGTTCCCCATATTCAAAATTTCCTGACATCAGACCGATCTATAACATACCTAATGTTATTGCATCTAGTCGGGTTATTTGGGTTGAGGGTGAGAAGTGTGCTGATGCTTTAAATAATCAGGGACATACAGCAACATGTACAATCGGAGGAGCGGGTGCCTTAACGAAAAAAAGCTCTTCACAGTATGATTTTTCTCCACTTCAGAACAAAGAGCTTATTTTATGGCCTGATAATGACACTGCTGGCAAAAAATTAGCTGATCTTATTCAGGATTTGGCTATTGCGGCAGGGGCGAGGTCTGTAACAATGCTTACCCCTCCTATGGGCAAGCCTGAAGGCTGGGATGCTTCAGATGCTATTGCTGAAGGGTTTGATGTTCAGGATTTTATACAGTCGAAGGCAAAGCCTACAAAGGTTTCTATTAATCTTCTTGATGACACTTTTTCTGCATCAAGGTTTACTGGTGATGCTCCAGTTCAAAAATTTCTAATTGATGGCACGTTCCCTCTTGGGGTTCCTATCATTTTTTCTGCTGCGGGTGACTCTGGCAAAGGCATGATGACGCTTGATATGGGGATGAAGATCGCCTCGGGCAGGCCAATGACCAACGCTTTTGGTGGACTTGTTAAAGAGTTCGGGAATGTAGTTATCTTTACGGCAGAGGATGATGAAGGTGAAATGCACCGCCGTATTGATAGACTTGATCCGTTTATGGATCGTATGAATTACCCATATGATTTAAAAATTGTTCCGTTACCGAATGTCGGCGGAGTATTCCCTATTTTGTCAGATAATCATGGTGAGTTCAGTACGAGTCAGGAGTTTGAAAAGATTTACGAACAAATACTGAAGATGAAGGATTTAAAATTAATTGTGTTTGATCCGTTGGCATCTTTTGTTCATGCAGATGTAAACGCTGATCCGGCAGCGGGAGCGGCTCTAACGGGATTACTATCTCAAATAGCTACAGAAACAGGTGCTGCGGTTCTTATGTGTCATCATATGACTAAAATCAAAGATGACGCTGTTGTTAAAACACCAGAACAGGCAAGAAATCTTATTCGGGGAACAAGTGCGCTTGTCGATGGGGTCAGATCGGCTTTTGCTTTATGGCAAGTTGATACTGCTCGGGGTCAAAAAACTTGTGAGCGCCTCGGGGTTCCTTATCAGCGGAACACATGTTTTGACGGGGCCATTGTTAAATCAAATGGACCTGCCAGTAGGAATATTCGGCATTTTGTTCGGGATCCAATGACCGGGCTTTTGGTCGATAAAACCGAACAAATTGAAGCATTGGAGTCTGGTTCTGCTCGGGAAGTAAAGTTAGATGCAATGTGTGAATGGATTATACATTGTGAAAGTCGGGGCGTTGCTCTTACCCACATGTCAGGTAATAACGCAGTTGCTCGGCGTGTGGAAGATGCTGATGCTCCCGAAGTTCTCCAAGGACTTAGTGGCAGTATTTTGGAAAGATATGTTCGGGAGCTACATCAAGCTGGTCGAATTGAAAAGTTCCAATTAACAGCCACTGGAGGGAAGATCTGGCTTGGAGCTATTAATGGAGACATGTCCAGAGGTGAATATGAAGCAGTAACGGGGCGGGATAATGTCTAAAATCGGGGATTTGTTCGGGGATTTTGCTTCTACCCCGTTTGAAAAAAGAAAAATAAAACAAATAACACAAAAGAAAAGTGCAGCGGCGCAACATGTCACGAAGAATTGTTCGGATTGTGACTCAGAGCAGGCTTGGTACAGCAGTGATCATGGTCTTACTTGGCAATGTCATGCACATAGGAGGGATTGGATATGAAAAGGGCAGAGGTTCTGGACACAGCGAAGAAGTATGTAACAAAAGACCGAGCAGCAGACCACGGGGCGATGGAGGATAATTTCCGAACAATTGCTCGGTATTGGTCAGTCCATTTGGATATTGAAATTTCG